GATGGTTCTAGTAAACCGCTCATAGCAATCCTCGTGGAGTTTGCGCTATTTTCGCACAAAAAAAGAGGAACGTATAGTCCCTCTAAAACCTTGGCAACTCAGTAAGGCATTGGTACATCTTGAGGCCATAGACCTAAAGACTTGAGTTTATTGTATGTCCGTTTATGAGATTCTGTCCACATATCTTGGCGTTCTTGTTTTGACAGTTTATTGCCCTGATCTAGCTGGTAATGGCAAGTTTGGCATAGAGCAGCCGTGTACTCGTCACTTGCACGAATTCCCCTTCCTTTTCCATGTATAGCCATGTTTGAGTGTGCGGCTTGGCATCCATCATCCATTCCACACCATTGGCATGGGAGTGAGGCTACATTCCTCAAATGGGTAGTGCTACGGAAATATGGGAATTTAGGATATTTCAAAACATGGACTCCTGAGTCTGTTTTACTGGCTCTGGCTCAAATAACTGGCCTTGTGCTACCGCTTGTTCTATGCGTTTACAAGCTATTTCAAAGTATTTAGGCTCTCGCTCTATGCCTATGAATTTACACCCCATTTGAATTGCTGCTACGCCTGTTGTACCGCTTCCCATGAATGGGTCTAGGATGGTTTCAGGGTTTCCAGCTTGCTCAATAGTCCAAAGCATTACAGGTAAAGGTTTCATAGTTGGGTGCATTTTTTCTTCACCAGACCAATGATGGGATAAATGACGAACTTGTTTCCCAAAGTTTGTCCATGCCATCTCACATTCACTAAAACTACGCCCATCATTCATTTTGTGCCAAATTAACCAGTCATTTGTTGGTTTAAGTTGATCTGAAAAATAGTTTCCACCCCAAAAACAACACAATGATGACAAATCTAACCAAATTTTGATGTCTGGCAAAACATCATCCCAATCACCACCACGATCAAATTGTTTTTTTCCTTTGCCAAGTGTTTGCTTGTTAGCACCAATGCCATAAGGCGGATCAGTAATCACCGCATCCACCTTTGGCAAGGTTGGCAGAATGTCCATGCAATCCCCCAAATACAGGGTTGCATTACCTATTTCTACTTTATTCAATTTCTACCACCTTGTCGCCATGTGAACGAATGTAGTCTTTTGTTTTCTGAATGTATCTCTCAAACTCTGATCTTGAGATACTTCCTTGCTGTAGGTCAGCATACTCTATCAGTTCTCTAATTGCCTTAATTCCTTCGCCATCCAGACCTATATGCATTGTCTCTTGATAGCGCATAGCGGCTTTATGTAGGCTGTTTTGGGCTTTCTCACAGATAGGCAATACCTCTGGGCCAATACCGCCTCTACCCATTGTTTCGGATAGGTTTAAAACATCCACCAAGGTACGCCAGTCGTGGATTGTGCCGTTTCCCTTAGTGATGGCCTCCAAAGCGGAATACTCAAGCATCCTTAGTTTGTTCAGCTTGTCCCTCTGAGTTATCGCTGCTCCCACTAGGGCGTGCGTCAAGGGATCGATCAGATTCCAATGCTTTCTCTTTGTTTTCTTTCTCATTGTCTTTTCCAAAGATGGAGTTCCATCGATTTGCGTATTCTTCGTTTGTTACTGAAAACGGCCTCTGTGTTGACCCTTTACCCATTTTTCATATTCCTTACAAAAGTAGCAAAACTCTCAGCAGTAGTGCCAAAGGCTTTCATCTTGTCAAACTCTTTGGCTACTTCCTCAAGAACTGAGTTTCTTTGTGATGGAGATACATAAATGTCAAAGTGGTAAGGCTGACCTAAGCCACGCAGTATCTGTTTACCAAGATTGCTTTGTCTTTCAACATCGTTAAATGCTTCGTCTTCCTCAGTTGTCCATTCAGTCATGTGTTCTTTTCCTTGAGTTTGGTTTCAATGGCTCGGACGAACATTCCCCATGTCTGCTCGTGTGACTTGGCTGTATTGCAAAGCCATGTAACTTCCTTATCCGTCAGCCCTACCCATGTGCGCTGTGCTAATTTGCAATCAGGATGATGGTCAGTCCATACACAATTTGAATCGCAGAACTTCTCCCAAGGCTCTTCTTTCGCTTCTAGTGCGGCTTTAATGGCGGTGATTGCTTCTCTTGCAACTTTAGCTGAATAAGGCTCATCCATGTGGCTTCCAACTTCACCATCATTCCAAGCGGCTAAATTGTTAAATGCCTCTAATGCTAATTTGAGAGCTTCATACTTAGTCATTCTTGCCCCTTTTCAGCAACAATTAAACAAGCACCGAACCACATCATTCCACCAAGCAAAGCAATAGGAAAATTCAGCCAAGATGGTAAAAACTCAATAGATGCAGATATAACAAATGGCAAAAAAATAATATGCAAATATGCTATTTGCCTCCTATTCATTTAGCACCTCCGTTAATTCGGTTTTGTTTAAGGTGTACGCCTGTGATTCGCTTTAACCAACAGGCTTGACAGTTCCATTTAGCGCCAATCTCAATGCCACCCTCTGGAGGCTTTGTTGTGTCGCACATAGAACAGAACTTGAATTTGTTGGCTGAGTGTGTTGCGCCTAAGTCTATTGGAGGCATCATTTTTTTACTTGTAATGAAATAGGTATGTAGATGCAAGCCAAGTCCTTAGAACTCTTTACATTCACATAGAACTTGGCATCGGATACCAGTCTCTTGCAGTTCTGGCATTTAGAACCAATTAAGACTGGTTTGCATCCGATAATCATTAGACTGCCCTCATGTCGTATTCGACAGTTTTGGAATGATCTGCTTCTGCAACAAGATGGCTTGACAACATCATCGTGCCACGCATCTCAATCTCTACAAATTGCTCATCAGACAGCAAAGCAAACACATCTACACCTTGGTAGTGAATTGACTTGAGATTCTCAGCGTAAGTGCCTTCCTCGTCAGTCTCGTATGTCAAGACACATTGCACAGTCTCGTCACCAGCACCAGTAGTTGTTTCAAATTTGAATTCGTGTTCCATGACTTATTCCTTAAAAGTACCCTTGCGAATTGCTTGGGCTGAGTGCATTGTATAGTTTTCTAAACGTCAATAGAAACTTTTTTATAGGTACTTTCCCTACTCTGTGGTTTTTACGCCAAGACGCTCACTTGCTTGTTCTGATCGCCAAATGTCCGACTTCATTTGGGCAGCAGTAAGTTTCCACTTTAGGGTTTCCTCTTTTTCAATGGCTACCTGTAAGCCTTGCAATAACTCTTGATATTCGTAGTGGGCATAGGCCTCACGCTCTTGAGCTACGGCTGAGTCGAATCCTTTACCCATGGCCTCTTTCATCAACAAGGCTTTCTTGGTCTTACGAAATTCCTCAAGGTAGATTCTTTGGGCTTTAGCTTCCGCATACTTAGGTGCTTGCTCAAGGATAAATTCAATTGCTTTGTAAGGTGCTTTCATTTGACAACCCCGATCATTCTTAATGCCGCTTCTGGACTATCTATTCTTGCCAAGGTACTTCCAGACCAATTCTCGAAAAAGTCGGCTTGTAGCTTGGTTAAACGCTTTCTAGGCCCTGATTTCAATTCAACCAGAAAGGTATGAGATTTGTAGCCAACCAAAAGATCAACAGGTAGGCCAATAATCCAAACATAAGCCCCTGCCGCCCTCAATGCGCTAACTATCTGCGTTTGATTTGCATCGACCCTAGCTGCGTATCTCATACTGCACCCCATTGGTTTGCCATTGCTGTAGCTATTCCTTCAAAAGTTTTTGCTCTATTTTTTTGTCTATCTTTACCACCAGCATTAAACCAATTACCAACAACTTTAGTGCTTTCTTGTTTTTGCACATACATAGTTGCCATCAATGGCGGTAAGTTTTTTAACCAAAGACAAGTTTTCTTTTGATAAGGATGTCCAAACTCATAAGGCTGAATAACTTGATGATATTTAGGCAACCCAAAGATTGACGATGGAACTGGATTCTCAACACAGATTTTTTTGATGTTGCAAGTTAACAACTTCATAAAGAATTCTTTTGCTTCTAATCCTTGTTCATATCTTTGTTGATTTAAAAACTTTTTAGGGTACAAATGTCTTGCGCCAGCATTTGAAAGGTAAGTGCATGGAGGGTGAGCAACCATTAAATCCCAACCATCATCAAGAACATCAAAAATATCACCTTGGTAATGCGGCCCTTCAACATCAGTTGGCAGCAAGTCACAAGACATTGCTTCATGTCCTAAAGCAATAAAAGCATCTCTGACTGTCCCAGAGTATTCGCAAGCGACTAAAACTCTCATTCAAGCATCCCATCTTTAATCATGTTCATGTAGGTACGGATACGATCTCTAGCACCAGAGCCGTAGATTCGTTCAGCACGTTCTAGCCTTGCACGAATCAAGTCTCGATTCTTAGTAGTCTCCCAATTACGATAGAGTTCCCGAGCCTCAGACTGCTCGAGGATTACCCTATCGCTTGGGTTTTCTACATTTTTACGACTCCAAGTCACCAGTAAGTTCCAATGCTTTGTTTATCAGGTGTAGAGGGTAGGGCACTCCCTCACGCACCTTGTCTAGTAGTTTCATAGCGTCAAAGTAATTCAAAGCACCTCCTCAAGAATTCTCCATGAATGTAAAGAACTTCCGTTAAATTCAACTTCAACAGGTATTCCAACCATTTCTGAACAACTTGTAACTTTTGCTTTTTGCATTAGTTCCGCAACTCTACGGCACATATCACCCCATAACTTTGTTTGGTCTTCTATCGACCATTGGCAACGCTCATCAGGTGTTCTTGACCATGTACCATCAAAGTCACATACACCCCAACCTTTTCCTCCCAAAGTGACAGACATACCAAACATTGCCCCGTCATAACCACCAAGACCAACATCAAATTTTTGAATTTTTCCCAATTCTTTTCTCATGCTTTTCTCCTTAATTGAGCCATTCTTTCCAATTCCGCAAGGCTTGGAGGTCTGGTTATTTTTTCATCAGCTTTAATCTTTTCCAATGCCGCATCAGGCTCATTCTTTGACGGAACTGTGAGCCTCACTATGTCAGCAGGATTTTGTTTAGGTGCGTAAGTATTTCTAACCCAATTACGCCAAGTTGCATCCCAATCCAACTTCACACCTTTTTGACCAGATTGAGCAATCCAATGATCTTTGAAGTTATCAAATGTTTTTTGTGGGTTTAGTTCTGGTCTGTGGTCAACACAAAACTTTTCCCATTCTTTTGACAAACAAGAATCTTGAGGGAGGCGTTTGCCGAGTGTCTTCTTCTCTATTGGTTTATGGTTAGTGGTTAGTGGTTGTTGTTTAGGGTTATTTTGGGTTTCACTTGGGTTAGCGATGGGTTTTGTTTGGGTTTTCTTCGGTCTACCACCCTTGCTACCATTAGCTTTTTGCTTTGCCATGTATTCGTGATAACTTGCAATTTCAAGGTCTGCACGATGGTTTCTATACCCATCAGGCGTCAATACAAAAAACTCATTTAAGACACTTTGAATAACATCTGAATCCAAACGCATCTTTCTTGAAACCATTGGGATATCGTTGGGTATTGGTTTTTCAGAATCATAGTAATGATCTAAAAGTCGCCTATAAGCCAAGTCTTCCAATAAAGAAAGATGGATAGTATTTTTAATGTAGTCGCCAATATTAAATTGAAAATAGTGCATAACACTTCTCCGCAAATCTCCCAGAAAGAAACAATCGGCAGGAGGGGAGTTCTCTTTTCGGTCTGCTCATGACTTCAGACCTAGCCGTGTTTCAAAACATTGTAGCAAATTATCTGCTTGCTGTAAAACTTGGATTGCCTTTAAACAATCTTTTTGCCTGAGCGTTCATCACTCTGTACTCAGCAGGGGTGAAAATGCCCTTGGCGTTACGAATGTCAAATGGGTTTAGTTTGCAGCGCGTATCCTCGTCATCCTTCTTTTTATGCTCAATCAGGCTATCGTTTAGCGTGTACTGGGCAACCCAATGGCTACCGACTTTGATAATCTCAGTCGTTAGATCACCTTTATGGCGTAGCTTCTTAGCTGTTGACAGAACTGTGGCCTGTGGCATACCAGTCAGGTTAGCTACCTCATGGGAGGTCAATGGGCCATTCTGTAGGGCTTTAATTACTTTTGCTTGTGTCATTAAACCACTCTGGTCTGAGTTCTTTTAGTTGGTATAGGCGTAGAGGAGGGATTGTCTTCCAATGATGGACAGCAGCCCTCTTAATGCCAAAGATTCTGCCAAGCGCACTTTGTGAGCCAGCGAGTTTTACAGCGGTTTGTTTATCCATTCCTGAAGTATAGCAAAGTCAACAGTTTGTTGAAAGAAAGATACACTAGGGAAAATACTTAGTAAATAGTTGTTGTTATGTCTGTTTACTTTGATATACTTCATCTCAGCCCAAGCAGATCGCAAGGGTAATTAAGGAGAACCAAATGAAAAGTAAGATTATTCAAACGCTAGTTGAGTGCTTGTTAGCAATCGTAATCTTTGGCGGTTGGGGCGTAATGCTCGCATGGAGAGGCTAATGCAAACAGAGCAATTAAGACGCAAAGCAAGACAGCTTTATAACAACAGCCAAGTGCCTCAAGAAGTCAACCAGTACAACCAACGCAAGTGGGTCAGGTCTGTTCTTAAACTTGGTGACAAGTGGTTAGTTGCAAAGCCAATCGAAAGAATCCAATGATTACTAGGCAAGACGCTATCAAGGATTTAACAGGGCCGCTTTACTGCGTTTACTGTACTGAACCAAAGACATACGGCTCATGCTGTGCAGAAAATCACTTTGTAGAGTTTGGCGATCTCTACGAAGAAGACCAAGAAGCAATGATCGAAGAATACTTAAAGGAAGAATGATGGATACCAAAGAAACTGGTGTTTACAAAATTTCTTGTTTGCAAACTGGAAAATTCTACATTGGTAGCGCACATAGTTTGATACAAAGAAAAAGAACGCATCTAAGCTGCTTAAGAAAAAACAAGCATAGAAATTCAAAACTGCAAAGAGCATGGAATAAATATGGTGAGCAAAATTTTCAATTCCAAACATTGTTAATTTGCTCTAAAGATGATGTGTTGTTTTATGAACAATTGCTGTTAACAAAACTTGACGCTGTTACAAATGGGTTTAACATTAGCCCTTCTGTAATTGGAGGAAAAGGAATAAAGCATACAGAAGAAACAAAAGCTAAGTTAAAAGAAGCATGGATACAAAGACGGATGCGTCCAAAGAATCCAGTATCTGAAGAAACAAAAAAGAAAATTTCTCTTGCAAAACTTGGTAAAAAAAGAAAGCCGTTTACTGAGGAAGCAAGAAAAAATATGGCAATCTCTAGGATGGGGAATAAAAACCGATTAGGAATTCCTCATACAGAAGAAACAAAGTTAAAAATGAAGTTAATAAGAGAAACCAAAAGGAATCAAGATGTCAATTGAAGCACTACTTAAAACGGATGTAAACGCACATACCGAAAAGAAAAATAATCTGACCTACTTATCGTGGGCATGGGCATGGGCAGAGGCTCTTAAGGCAGACCCAAAGGCTACTTTTAAAGTAGAGATGTTTGGCGATAAATGCTTTATGGATATTAATGGCACATCAATGGTTTGGGTCACAGTCACAATGTTTGACAAGCCAATGACTTGCCAGTTGCCAGTAATGGACTACCGCAACAAAGCAATTCCTAGTCCTGATGCTTTCCAAGTAAACACAGCAATCATGCGCTGCATGACAAAAGCACTTAGCTTGCATGGTCTTGGTTTGTACATCTATGCTGGTGAAGACTTGCCAGAAGAAAGCACAAAAGAAAAGGTCATCATCACACCTACACAGGGTGCAACAGACAACATTCCTCCAGAGGAACTACAGTACTTGCAAGAGTTAGCAATGGATTTAATTGATTCTTGCGAAAAAGATCAATCCAAGGATGCTTGGTTGAAGTTGGAGTCTGAGAAATTAGACGATTCACAAAAGGTAGCGTTATGGACACTCTTGCCAAGCAAGGTGCGTAGCGCTTTGAAGAAAGCTAAGGAGTTATAAATGGAATACAACAATGAAAATCGTGGTGCGTTATGGAAGAACGACCGCAGGGATGATGAGAAGTTTCCTCATTACAAAGGCTCACTCAATGTAGAGGGTGTAGATTTCTGGATTAGCGCATGGTTAAAAGAGGGCAAAGATGGAACTAAATTCATGTCTTTGTCTATCAAAGCTAAAGATCAGAAAGAAGCTAAAGCACCAACAAAGCGATCTGTAAGAGAAGACTTTGACGATGCGCCTTTCTAAAATTTAATGTTAACGGGCGGGAAAGCAGACAGCAATGTCGGACGAATGTTAGTACCGCCCACCTCAAGGAGAAAATAATGGATTACAAAGAAGCGTTTAAAAGAATTTTTGCTATGCCTGACTTCCCAAGAGTCAGAAGCACAGACCCACTAACTTCTTTTGAAGCAGCAGAGGAAATCAAGCCAGTCATAGCTGACCACCACAGAATCATCCAAGCGTGTCTGCAAGAATATGGTGCGCTAGGTAAGGATGGAATAGCCGCATTGACTAACCTAGATGGCAACCAAGTCGCTAGACGATTGAACGAGATGAGAGTCTTAGGGCTTATTCAACTCACAGGAAAAACAGTTAAATCAAACTCAGGCAGAAATGAAAGGGAATGGGATGTCGTTCTCAAAGATTGAGATGGATGTTATTCAATGGGGTGAGGCTAGGCAGATTGTCCAGAACAGCACACCCTATGCCCAAGCAGTTAAAACTCGTGAGGAACTACAAGAACTATTCACAGCCATTGCCAAAGGCGACAGGGCTGAAATGGCAGACGCATACGGAGATATTCTTGTGACCCTTGTGATGGGTTGCGCTTGTGCCGATCTTGACCTTGTAGAGTGCTTTAAAGTCGCATACGAGGAGATTAAAGACCGCAAAGGGTATCTTAATAAAGATGGTATCTTTGTTAAGCAATAAGCACTTCTAATGCGTGAGCAATATGTTTCTGTCTATCAGCTAAACCTATTGTTCCACCATTGATTTTTTTAGTCATGGTTACATAGTCTCTGGCATCAGCATACTGATTTAACTTGTGAGTGTTCCAGAAAAACCCTGCTGTAAGGGCTGCATACATTGGAGTAGCCACTAGGTCTGGATTCATAACAAAATCCTCTCCTAGTGCTTTTCCTGCATGAAAATAGTTGCTATGCCCAGTAAGCTGAAAAAGACCTCTGCCTCGGAAACGATGCCCATCTCCTGACGCCTCATCCCTGTTTCCCATCCTGTTTGAATAAACAGAATTTGCAATCTTCTTAGGATTCTTTTCGTATTGCTTGGCAAACTCTAAAGTAGGGAAACGCTTAGGCCATACTCGCATCAGAGTTTCCGCCCTGTATTGAAGATTCTCCTCAAGCGTTTTAAAGTTACCGCTTTCATGGGATGCTTGTCCAATAAAAGCTGCTTGTCTTGCAGGGGTTGAAATATCAAACCTAGCAAAAGTCTCATTCAATGGCTCTACCCATTGTTCACCAATGTGAAGTTTGGCAAGTTGTTCTTTATTTACCATTTAACAATTCTCTCATTTCATTGTACGAATCAACGCAAGCATTAAGAGCCGCAGTATTACGATCACCAGCCGCCACTATTTCTGCGATGGCTTGGAGGGTTGCTCGCTCGGCATCAGAAGCTGTGTCAGTCGGTCTGTCAGGTTGACTGGTTGTTTCTGGATTTGTGGGGGCAATGGGGGTACTTGTGGGGGCTTGTACACAACTTGGGGAGGGGAGGCGCACCCTGCCATCCCGAATAGCACGATCAAGAGCAGACTGTTTCTGAGTGACAACATTGTTAACCTCCAAAAGTTTACCAGCAGTAGCGTTTAATTGTTCGTTAAGTTTCTGTTCAGTTTGACGAGATTCCTCATTCTTGCGAGCAATCTCAATCTGCATCTCTTTATCTCTGTCTGACCAACCAAAGTGATAGCCACCTCTGTAAGTTCCAAATAAGGTTATACAAAGAACAACCAGAACCCAAGGTAGTGGTATGCCAAACATTAGCCCACCTCTTTACGAGCCATAGCCAATTGCTCTCTATCGTGATCTGCTTCTAGCAATTCAGGAGGAGTAGTTGGAGGAGGAGGAGGTGTCCATGACTCATCTAGATCAGGGTTCTTAAAGTTGAGCCAGTTAGGTGCTGACGATGTTGGAGACCATGAGGCTACAGGTGCTTGAACTACTGGAGGAGGGGTAGGACTAGGAGTCGGTGTTGGAGTGCCTTGGATGGCGTTTAAAGCTGTTCCTACACCCTTCTTACCGATAACTCCACCGATACCACCAACGATCAGCAGAACAATGTCGTTCAGCATCTTGGTGTAGGCCATATCTATCGGGGCCATACTCTTAATAGGCTGAGTCACAAAAGTAACAGAGTAGAGCAAAGCAATAACAATAAAGCAAAGAATCAATGTGACCATAACGACCACAAAGCCCCATACATAGGTTTCTACTTCCTCAATTGTTGGTCTTTGTTTCTTGTACATCGTTGACTTTCTTTTCAAGAATAGGGGCTACTAAATACTCAGGGCAAGTCTGGGTAAATAAGCACTTAGGCTTCTGGCAGCTAGCGTGAACAAAATTATCGGGGTTTTGGCAGAAGTAGCGATACCTGTCTTCAAAGCAACCAGACAAAAAAAGTGCAACAATAACAAGAATAATTTTTTTCATTGTCTTATGTGATGTGTGAAAAGTGCATCTTCAGCAGCTTGTCTTGCAATAATTGCTTCTTCCATTGTTGCGTAATATCCCAAATGCTTCTGTTTGTAATTGTTTGTTATACAAGCAGACCAAGGTTTTGACTTCAGCCTAGCCTCAAACCGAACACCTCGAAACCCTGATGTATTCTGTTTTGGTCTGAACAAATTTTCACTATTTTGTTTTTGTGTTGCCAACCTCAAATTGCTAGGTCTGTTATCTTCTTTGTTTCGATTAATATGGTCTATCTGTAATAGTGGTATTGCACCATAAACATACAACCACATCAACCTATGTGCGTAGTAATCCTTCTGGTCAAGCCTTATCAAAACATAGCCAATCTTCTGTTTTGAACCTGCTTGCTGACCTTTTTGTGCTTTTCCACCCATTGTGTTTCGCCAAGTAAAGATTCCTTTTTCGGTATCTACCTCAAGCAACTCGCACAAACGCTCTCGTGATAAACTAATTTCAGCCATTTGATGTCCTTTCATCATTTAGGTTAGAGATGCCAAGTAGTTACCGCCACTTGGCATTTCGCATTTTACTCTTGTCAAATTAAATTGCAAGCAAATATCTCATGCCATCACATCCACGGCTTTAACCCATTGAGTCTTTATCTCTTGGGCTTTTTGTTGCTCTTGGCATTGACGATTGAGTTCTGCCAACCTTTGCATATTCTGTTGGTGTATCACCCTATGAGCCTCCCACAGCATCCTAGCGTTCTCTTGATAAGTGGTAATTTTCATAACCCAATCTTTCCAAGTAAAAGGTTAACAATCTTGTTAGACAAGTCATCAGGTAAGAACCTGAGAAACCCTAGAAACCACCAAGCAATACACCCGTAGCAGAACACCCTGCAAAACAAATCAAATTGTTTCTGGTATTCGTTCACCTACCACAACCGCCCTTCGGACATAGGCTCATCAACTCATTGATGCCAATAAAGACAAGAAGTATCACAAAAGCAACACCACCAATAATCATGGCGATCTCTTGCATTTCTTCTTCTTTAGCCTTGGCTTCCTTCTCAGCTTTCTTTAAAGCACTAATCTCTCTAGCATCATCCCTGTCCATCTCAGCTTGTCTAGCCTTGATCTTGTTCCAAACATCAATCTTGCCCGTCTGCATGAACAACATCTTTAGTTCTTCTTCAAAGGCTCTGGCTTGCTCTAGTGCCATCTCGATCTGTAGAGCAGCACCCATGTTCGAGCCTTTCTTCTCCCTCTTTGCTTGAAGCATGGCCTTTGTTGCTTGGCTCTTTGCATCAAACATCTTGCCAATCATGGGCGCAAGACCGCCTAGGTCATTGGCTACCTTACTAGCCTTCTTGACCATTGAAATGGCGCTTTGGAGGCTATTTAGGGCGCTCAAAGGGTCTAAGGGTATCATTTCTTCTTTTCCCACTTCAGGCAAATAACCTTTCGGTTATACACATCACCTGTCCATGTCCACTTAACACATCGGTATTCTGCTTGTAGTGCAAGTACAAGCAACCAACTCACTTTTCAGCTTCCTTGCGAGCAATCTTGAGATGTTGGTGTTTGAACCAGATATTAGCCACTAGACCAACAAAGCCGATCACAACACCACAGAGTGCACCAAATTCATTAGCTGATAAACCAAAGAAAACAGCACTACCAGCACCACCATAAGTGGCTACTGATGATGCTTTTGTTGCAGCGTCTTCCATATCATTCCTCGTCTTTCGGAATTTGTGCTTCAGCTTGTTCTTTAATCTTGAGAATCAAAGGCCAAACTCCTGACTTGCTAGGCAGTTCGCCAAGAGTCTGCAAGATAAAGTTAATCTCGTTTACTTCTAATTCGAGTTTCATACTGATGCGGCTTGCAGAGGAGCAAGGTTTTCTGTTGTCCAGAAGTCTTTAGCCAACATAATGACCAAATGCTCTTTGTTACGAGCAACAGTAGATGCCCAATCTTCGGCAGTCATACCTTCTGGTTGTCCTGCGTTAATCAGGTTTACGCTATCAAGTGCGGCACTGTAGTGCTTGGCAATTTGTTCTGCGGTGGGTTGTTCAATGATTTCAGACATGATGTTTCCTTTTAAAGGTTAGCGGCATCCAAACGTGCCTTGAGAGAATTGATTATGGTTTGTTGTTCTTGGATAGCTTTGACCAAAACAGAAGTAAGTTTTTCGTAATTGACACCGCCGGGGGTCAACTCAGTGTCTTGTTCGTTTTTGGTGAAAACGCTTTTCAGCACCATGGGTACGAATTCAGGCATCACGCCAACAACTTCGTCAGCAACAAATCCGATCTCATCACGTTTATCGTCAGTACGGAAGTATTTTCTCGGTTTGAGTTTGAGAACCTCAATCAAACCATACGGACAATCAACGATATTCTCTTTTACGAATCTACTGGATGTGTCGTAAGTGACATATCCAGTACTGACATTCCATTTGAGCGGGTAAGTTCCAGCGCCAGCCGACAGAACGGCACTCGCTAAAAAGAAAGTTGCCCCAAGTTGAGATGTGGTTCCAACAGCAAGGCCTGATGCTGTACTCATCGACCCAGCGTTAAAAATCCAATTTGTTCCGTTGTGATACGCCCGTGGATTCCCATCCCCATCAGACAGCACGATGTAGTTGCTTGCTGTGCGAATGTCTAGGCCATCTTGGTTGCCTGTAAATAAACCAAGAACTGTGTTTTTACTACCTGAAGTAATTAAATAACCAGCGCCTTGACCAATAAGTGTATTTATAGAACCTGTCGTTACTTCTCGACCTGCATAATCACCAACAAAAGTGTTTTGACTTCCAGTAGCGTTGTAGCCAGCACCCCGCCCACCAATATAAGTGTTGTATTGACCTGTGCTGTTGCTATACCCCGCCTGATAACCTACAGCAGTGTTGTTAGCCGCCGTGGTGTTGGCTTGGAGTGCTTGCATACCCAAAGCAGTGTTGTTGCTACCTGTCGTGTTGGAAATTAAAGCAACAGTACCAAATGCGGCATTTGCAGTTCCTGTGGTGTTTACATTTAATGCTCTGTCACCAACACCTGTATTGTTGTCTGCCGTGTTGGAGTAAAGAGCACCACGACCAACAGCGACAATTTGAGTTCCAGTTACGTTTGAATAAGCGGCCTGATAACCTACAGCAGTATTGTTAGATGCTGTGGTGTTGGAGAACAAAGCGTATCGGCCAAGCCCAGTGTTATACGACCCAGTAGTGTTGCTATAAAGAGAAGCCCACCCAACAGCAGAGTTATCAGAGCCAGTGGTGTTTGCTTGCAACGCAAAACCAAGCGCTACATTTGATGTGCCAGATGTGTTTGCGTACAGAGCCTGATAACCAACAGCGGCATTGTTACCTGTTGCACCATTGTGGCTGTATAAAGCCTGATAACCCACAGCAGTGTTGTTAGATGCTGTGGTGTTAGAGGCTAGAGATTCAGTGCCCAACGCAGTGTTGTACGAACCTGTTGAATTTGTTGTCAACGAATCCATTCCATATGCGGCATTACGAGTACCAGTTGTGTTTGCCAGCAAAGACCGCATACCAAAAGCAGACAGCCTCTCACCAGTTGTATTGGAGTATCCCGCTTGATAGCCAACAGCGGTGTTGTTGGAAGCGGTAGTGTTTAATGCAAGAGCTTGTCTACCTATTGCCGTGTTGGACGAACCAGTAGTGTTTGACTGTAGCGCACTGCTTCCTATGCCAGTATTTTCTGCGCCAGTAGAGTTTGCTGTTACAGCGTTAATACCAAAAGCACTATTGTCATTGGCAGTTGTGTTTGCATATAACGCACCATAACCAAACGCTGTAGTTCCGTTGCCTGTGGTGTTTGAACGAGCCGCTTGATAACCAGATGCAACCAAATAAAGACCAGTTGTATTGTTAAGTCCTGCTTGATAACCTACAGCGGTGTTGCCTGATCCTGTGGTGTTTTGTTGAAGTGCTTGGTATCCAACGGCTGTGTTGTTAGAGGTGGTGGTGTTGTAAAGAGTATCAAAACCCAAACCTGTGTTTGCTGATCCTGTTGTGTTTAGGCGCAACGCATTTGGGCCAATAGCCGTGTTCTGGCTTCCTGTTGTATTGGTGATCATTGCACGACTTCCCATAGCCGTGTTTTGCGTTGCAACACCCGTAGATGCAGTAAGTGCGCTAAATCCAACTGCGGTATTGCTTGTGCCAGTTAAAGAAGCATCCGCTAAAGCACTAGCACCAACAGCAGTGTTGAAAGACGCACCACCAGCACCACGACCAATAGTTAGACCTTGAACAACAGCACCACCAGTTAAGGTAGATACTCCAGTTACTCCAAGAGTGCTAGAAGCCGCTAGAGTAGTAAAAGCACCAGCCGCAGCAGTAGTCGTTCCTACAGGGCCGTTAAACGAGTCACCAACAGCACCTGTCTGAAAGTCTTTCAGTTGAGCCATTAACTCACGAATAGCATCGTTGATACCAGAGGGCGCACAGCCCTCGGCAATGTTGATCGAGTCAATGTCTGTGTTGTTAGCAGGGGTTGCGCTAAATTCACTAATTTTTGTCTTGGGCATTTTTATTCCTTAGTCGGGGTTAGCCATTCCAGTTAAATCAATTTTCATTGGTTGTTGTGATTGATAAAGCAGATTGAACATTGTTGGATAGTCTAAGTCTGGGAGTCTGTTTTGTACATCAAGCAAACCTTTAGCGACACGACCTGTACCATAAGCAGCTTCCCCCATCAAACGAGGGGATGATGTAACTAAAGACGCTCCTGCAAGTGGCAAACCACCAACACCTTGCGCTAAAAACGCAGTAGGAATTGAAGTCGCTCGTTGCAATCCTCTTGGTGTCCACTCAGAAAGGGCTTGACCTGCCAATGCTGGCATCATCTGACGACCACCAACTTGCTCAAGTTCTTTAGCAAGATTTAAGCGTTGACCATAGTTTGTATTAACATTGTTTCTCATCAAAGACTGCAACTTACGCATTGCTGTGTCTGCTGTTGCCTTGTTTCCAAGTGACAAAGCCTTTTCAATCTCACGAATCGTATCTGTTGCATCAGAATACGCTTTCATTGTCTTTGAATAAGTTGGTGCTTGTTTAACAATCTCAGATTTAATTCCGTTATAAACCTGATTAACTAAAGTTAAAGCAGTCTTTTGCTCATATGGAATTTTCTCAAGAATACCGCCAATTTGTTGTTTTAAAGCATCTAAACCTTCTGGAGTATGAAACTCAGCGGGGTCTAGATTTTTCCAGTTATTAACTTTTGTTTGTGCTTCTGTTAATTTTTCAAAAGCAAAATCATCCTTAATTTGACCCTTGAACGAAATATCATCTATTGCTTGTTTAACTGCGTTATCTACACCATTAAAGGAAAGAACAGTTTTATCTCCTTTAATGTTTTTGAGTCCTTCGTTGTAAACACGCCTTCTTTCTGTAGCCATTTTTGCAAGGTTTTGCTTGGCAGCATCAAGAACTTCTAATTGTGGAACTTCACCACGCAAATTTGCTTTAAACAATTCAGAAGTTTCGCCACCAGCTTTACCTGCCTGATAAGCCTGACCAATTGCCTCAGAGCCTACGCCAGTTTGCAATCCAAGACCACCCTTAGTAGCAGTACCTAAAACATCAAGTGTTTTTCCAGTAGTACGAGCCGCCAACATTAATGGGTCAACAGCACGAGCAGAAGCCGCCAATGCAGGGGCAGCCCTTGTAGGCAATGTAGCACCAGCAGTCAGCACAGTAGATAGGTCAGCCATCACACCAGCAGGGTCAGTAGCCAATGCTCGTTTAGCACCTTCTACGCTACCATAGCGTTGCACATAGTGCTGACCAACTTTGCTTGCAAGGTCACGGCTAGGCTTATCCTCACCAATCATTTGCACCAGTTTTTCTGGAAGCACATTTTGCAATACACCAGCACCAAGGTCTAAAACAGCCTTGGTTGTTTGAACAGGACTTGATACAGCTTGATAAATATCACCAAGCATTGAACCAACAGAACTAGGAAAGTTCTTTACAGCACTAACTGCCACATCAGCCGCAGATAGTTGTGGTTGAGCAGAAGCCATAGGCTTTTCAGCAGGTCTTTGACTTGCACGAATTCTTTCAACCATTGCCTTTAGTTCTGGTGCATCTGGTGCAACATCATCAGGAATGTCTGGAATCGTAATTCCATCTTTTGTAGTAATAGAATATGGCATATTAGTAGTTCACATTAACATTTCTATTTGTATCACCAAATAAAGGTGCTACACCCTGAGATTTTCTGCGCTGTTCAATAAGTTTGATTGTGTTTTCCTGTGCAGTAGCAATTGAATCATTAAATTTCTTCAATGCTTCCAATGTTGCTTTAGTATCATTTCTTCCATATGCAGCAATCAAAGCATCAGCAAAACGCAAAACATCCTTGTCTGTCTGTACGCCTTTTTCTGCACTAACTTTTAAGTTAACAGCATTTTTAACTGAAGATTGTAAGTCTGCATACGCACGACTTGCTTCAGTTGAATCACCAGTTAAGTTGGCTGCTTGATAACGCAAGTTCTGAACAGGGCCAAGTTCTAGCATTGGTTTCTTAGTAATAGGGTCTGGAGTCAATGCTTTAAGTGGAGAGAACAACTCTTTCTGTGTTGCTTTATAGCTATTGATAGCTTGCAAATCTTCATCTTCAGACTTCTGGAGACTTGCTGGCAAAAATTTATTAGCACTTGCGGCTGTTTTAAGAGCCAACAATGCAGCAGTATTTTGTGCTTGCAATTGCTTATATTCAGCAGAATTTTGTAGTCCTCTTTCTTTCAAGTCAGTCATTGCTGTTTGAAATGCTTTGGTTTGTGCTTGCGCTGCTTCGATATTTGCTTGTGAAATGTTTTTGTCTTGTATTCTTTGAGCCATAGAAGTAAGTTCAGAGAATCGCTTGTCAGCAACATCAGGGTCTAAGCGACCACTAGACCAACTCTTAGAATATTGTTCAGCAAGAGTTCTGACATTCTTAGGAATAGTCTCGTCTTGCGTAAACACCAAGAATGGATTGTCTTCTGGTCTTTGTTCAGCACCAATCCCTGCCCTACGCAGTTTAGGCATTAGATCAGCTAGTTGTCCCAATGCGGCTTGACCTTGTTGAGAGCCAATCAATTGAGGTGCAATACGATTTAAATCAAATCCAGCAGGTTTTACAGCCATGTTTGGCATTAAGTTACCCTCGTCATCACGAGCAGGGAATTGACTTGGCATACCTTCGTATGTAACTTGCTCTGGAGTAACAGCTTGACCAAGGATGTTTTGAATACGCTTTTGTTCAGCCAACGCAGCCTGTTCTTGTTGACGCTTACGCAACATTTCTTGAACTTGTGCGTTTTGTAGTTGCTGTTGCAGATTGCCTTGCATGGCAGTCTTGTAGGCTTGCTGACCTTGCTGAAGACCCTCAACAATAGATGCTCCACCTCTACCACCTTGGAATAGGCGACCTGCTAATGCGTAGAGTGCTTGGGCTTGTGCATCAGAACGATTCTTCTGAATGTCCTCTGGAGACATCCCCAGAAGACCCATTGTGTCTTGACCACTTGTGCCAAAAATATCTAGTAATCCAGCCATGATTTACTTTCCAAACAATTTATTCCATCCACCACTCAACCATCCAGTATTGCTTTCAATACCACCCAACAAGGCAGCAGTACCTAATAGGTTTTGGAAGTTAGATGCACTTTGGACAGTATTCATTGAGTTAGGGCGACCCAATGGATTGCCATAAACACTAGACAAGAAGTTTGTCAGGTTCTGTTGTGGCTGAGTTTGCTCATAGTTAAACCTCTCAATATCAGCTTGCTGTTGTTGGCCTGTGTAGCCCTCACGCATCTGACCAGCCTTGAGCATATTTTGAATGTCTTGGTAGTCAGCTTGAGCCATCTCAGGTGCAGCCATCGTAGCCGCTTGTTGGCGACCACGCTCTGCCTCGTAGTTCTGATAAGCCAAAGTTCCAGCAGTATCAGCCAAACTCTTAGCAAACTGACCACTCGCACGATCTTGTAGTGTCTGCATTGCACCACCACCATAACGACCTGCACGAGAAGCCGCAGAACCAACATCACCTAATGTCTGCTCAAACCTAGACTGAGCCGCTTGAGCCGCTGGTTGAAACGCACCCTGAAAGAATGGATTGCCTTGCAAGAACCCACCAGAGATGGTGTTCTGAAGTTGTCCTTGTGCAGATGAAAGTAAGGGATTACCCTGAGAAGCACGAGCCTCTAAAGCCTGAATACCAGTTTGAGTGGTTTCTGAGGGGCTTACATAAGTCTGACCAGAATAGTACTGAGGGCCACCTTGCTGATATAGCTTTTGTGCCTCAGTCAAACCATAAGATAAGAATGGTTGGATTGTTGGGTCAATTGTGGATGTGGTAGTAGTCGCCATCTTTTACTCCTAGAGTTTCGGATTCCAAGATGGGTCATCCACGGAATCCATTATAAATTGAAAGTTAACCAATAACAACATATTTGTATGTCTTATTAGCAGTTGAGTTTGCAAAGTGAGAAATCGTAGCCGTTCCCTGTCCAACAGAACTAGCATAAATGTTAGTCAAAGCAGAGGGCGAAATGTAGTTCATCGTGGTAATCAAAGACGCTGTAGATGGGTAGTTTGTTCCAGCAGCGTAGGCTTGCAGACTTACCAGAACATTGTCTGTCTCCCACCAAAGTTCCACATAATCATTGGCGTTTAGGCTTAGATAATAGTTCCACCCAACCAAAGCACGACCATCTACTGAGCCATGCTTGCTAGGTACAGCAAAGAATCCAGTTGAGCCAGTAAGGTTAGTTCCATTAACCTTAATCCAAACCCTCACATCGTGATCTTGGGAGTCGGTATTCTCAAACTGACCAGACCATTGGAAGTTATAAAGACCTGTGTTCTTGACATTCATCCTAGAACTGTTAGACAGCGTTACACCATTAGAAAAATCTGTGGTGTCCATTGTCATGGCGTAAGCCGTATTTGCTGTGGCAGCAGTCTGGTCAACAAGGCTCTGAAATGCCCCATAAGGCATATAGTCTGTAAAAGCCGCAGCAGAGGCTGGAACAAACAAAATAACGCTATCCCCACCAATCCTTCTGTCGTTCAGAGTGGTAGTCGTAGCACCACCAGTAGCCAAGGTCAGCGAACCAGTATTATTGGTCTTGCCATCCATGATTCCACGCACGACCTCAGCAGTCTGACGCTGATCTCCACCAAAAGGAGGTAGGCTTCTAAACATTACCTAACTCCCTGACCTTGAAACTCAACATCCAAAGCAACAGCAGTTTTCCATTGACCAGTAGGAACAACCTGAAACTGGTGATAGTTTCCATTACCCCTTAAAGATACCCTGTTATCAGAGTCAGCCGCTACAGCAGTTCCAAAGCTAGGTTGCTCACTTAAAAGTGTCCTAGAAGCCACAGAAACAGTCGCAGAGCCTCCATCAATCAAAGGTCTAGCCAATGTGACTACCGATCTTCCACCAGCGTTTAAATCGCCAGTTACGATGTTTGCAGTAGCGTTAGCACCGTTATAAGTCATTACATAAGCACCACTCGTACCACCTAAGAAGTACTTACCACCCATGTAAAGGATAGAGTCCAAAGATACTGTCAAAGCATCAATGCTGTTGGAGATCGAATCCAATCCCTCAAGCGTAGTGGCAGAGGTAGAGGCATCAGAGATAAAGTCAGTCCCTGCATCCCCATAAGTCCACTTCATAGTCCTGAAGTTATAGATAACCAGTTTACGCTGTGCAAATGTAGTTTTGAAGTTCCAGATAACTAACTTGCGAACAGGGTCAATAGCCGCTGACATGGAGTCAAATCCACTCTCATCTGCATTGGCAAAGAACCAACGATCTACCTTCTCTGAACCAATGGCAGTAACTTGCTGACCATCGCAAGAGTAAAAACCATCGTCTGACAAGAAAAAGGTTACACCCTGAACCTGTGCAATAGAACCAGCAGCGATGCAACCCTTACCACGAGAGATATTGTCAAACTGGAAGATAAATGGCGTACCGATATAACTCATGCGAGAGATACCTTTTTCCATTAAGACAAGACCAAACTCACCACCACGAATCCCAACAATCTGACCACCATCAGGAATGTCCTGAAAGTCAGCTTGCGTTACTTGGCTAGAACCCCATGTAGTCTCATCATTGATTCCTGACCAACGAACACGAGCAGGGTAAACAGTAGAACTCTCAGTTGTCAGCGCTGTAACCACAAAGTCACGAACTACTGTCAAAAACTTGCACTTAGGCGCACTACCAGATAAATCAGCAAATGCTGTGGAAGTTCCCAAGGTGTAGACTTGTATTGGGTCACTATTGTTAGTCCCAATAATCGCATTACCAAACTGAGTAAACCTAAATCTATCACCAGAGGCATTAGGTGTGTATCCACCTGTCTTAGATACATTGGTCAAAGCACCAACACCAGACACATCAAATATCTTGGTTGAGCCAGCAGCAAACAGTTTTGTTGCGTTTGCAGGGGTTTTACCTGCTACCAATGTAGTCAAGTTTTCAGAAGCAGCCGCAGAGAATGTAGCCGCTGTTGGGAATGGGCCATAACCTAAAGCCTGAGAAACCACATTCTTAGCATCCACCAAAGCACCAGAGATGCTAGGCTGGTCAGGCATCCATTCACCAAATACTAATTTTGTCGTAGCCATGTATTACTTCCTTGAGCCTGAATTGACCATGTGTTGTCATTAGCTGATACTGGTGTCCAAGTATTTGTGTCGCTAGAAACAACAGTCCATGTGTTTGAGTCTGTTGATACAGGAGTCCAAGTGTTTTCGTCTTCTGGTACTGGTGTCCAGTTCTCACCAAGAATCACGCCATTTGCTGTGATCGTAGCTGTACCAATAACGCTACCAACTCCTGCGTAAATTGCGGAAGCAGAAGCCGTAAAATCTGCATTACAAGTAACACTCGCAATAGAATTTTGAACTCTGATTGCTTGAGCCGTTACAGTAGCAGTACCAGTTATTGCGCCTACAGCATCACGCACCCTGATAGCGTCAGCAGTTACTGTTGCGTTACCTGTGATAGAGGCAACACCTTCAGCAACAATTCCACCATTGGCGGTAACAGTTGCTTCACCAGTAATAGAGGCTACAGCATCCTTAATAATGCCACCAACAGCAGTTACATCTGCATTTCCTGTAATGCTTCCAGAGGCAAACTGAACCCTGATCGCATCAGCAGTAACAGTCGCATTAGCGTCTATTGAGCCTGAAGCAAACTGAACTCTCGTAGCATCGCATGAAGCACTTGCAGAGCCTGTAATGCTTGCACTAGCAAACTGAATCCTGACAGCATCAGCCGTAACTGTTGCCGTACCATCTACTGCCCCACTACCAAACTGAACCCTAGTGCCACTAGCTGTAACGCTCGCAGAAGCGCTAACAGACCCATAGGCATCCCATAGGGTTACTGAGGTTGTGTAGAGTGGACTATCGAGTGTGAGTGTTAAGTCATCAATGCTAGACTTTAAATTGTCTAGCGAGTCAATTGTCCACGGAGGCAGTAAATCAGCCATCTCACGCCAATGTGACGCTCAATGAACCAGAGGCAATGCGAAACACATCACCAGTTGCAATGGTCTTAGACGCATCTAAGGCTGTGTGATACAGCAAGTTGCCAGTAGTCAAAGCATCACGAATACCGATATGGGTAATCGTTCCCCATGAGCCACCAGCTTGAGGAAACTCAACAGCCGCAGAGTTGGTAGTCGCACCATTGCTAGGCGCACCAAAGGTCACAGCCTGACGAGCATAGCTAGTACCAGAACACTCAGTTCCAGTATCAGCATCTGTTGGGTCAGAGGTATAAAGTGCCACATAAACAGTTGTTGGTGCTGTGTAAGCGGTTGCTCGTAGCGTTACATTGATTAACGCATTTTCGAGGTAGTTGGACATTTCAGCCATAGTTTCACCTTGCAGTAAGTTTCATTGCTAATGGGACACCAGAGTACTGACCTTTTTCGTCAGACTTGGTAAGGGAGGAGATCGCTCTGTCATACATAGTTCCCCATGTATTGATTCGAGCATCATTCATTAACCAAGGCTCTGCCTCAATCAATGCCGCATAAATAAGAGCATCAGGTGCGATATTCAAAAACACATTAGATGCGTTACTGCTTGATAGATATGGAGGGGCAGCAAAGTACAACATTCTCAATGTGTAAACACCATCAGGAGGAGGCGACATTAAGAACTCGTTAGCCAAGATCGTATAAGACTTAGGAACACCAACTTCTGATGCTCTTGGGTCATTAGACAACGCAGATGGGCTAGAGTAACTCAATGGCTGAATTGGGTTTGTCAGTACGACAAAATCACGAATTTCTAAAAAGTCACTAGGTAACTCAACAGTTGAATCACCAGATACTGTAGCTGTCGTTACAGACTTGAGCATCTGACGAACACGCAATTCTCTGCGAAGACGATTCTCAGCAAAGGTAATGAAGTCTGGAATCTGGCTAGTCAAATCTGATCTAGCAAGATAACCTGCGATAGAGGTCTTTAATTCAGAGTAAGTTGCGAAACTCATACTACTCCTGTTCTAGTGCGCCATGCACGATTCATTGGGTCATTTAACCAAGCAGCAAAACGCTTGTCATCAAGAACAGCAAAACCTCGCATGATTCCTTGTTTGTTCAAGTCATCAATAACTGTCATTGGGATAGATGCAACCTTATTGCCAAACAAGTTATCAGACCATCTTGCTCTCTCGTCAAACGAGTTATATTCTTTTTTGTTCTGCTCAACAATGTCAGAAACATCCTGACGAGTTTGAATAACGATGCCACCTTCGCCATCGGCATGAACAGCAGTTTGTCTAATGTTTTCCATAGTGCAATTCTATCAGTTTTGGTTAAAAAACACACATTATTTAATGTGCGACCAAGTTCTTCCAATCCTTACACCTCTTACGCAACTAGGTGAAACTTCTAGTAGTTTTGCTAATTGTGCATGAGGCAAATCACTTGCTCTTATAAACCTTACTTTTTCTTCATCAAGAATTGATTTCCCATTCTCAGTTCCTAGTGGAGCAACAACACGCCTTCTTCCTTTTGCAAGCATATCTTGCGTATTTTCCTTTGGTGTTCCAATCATCAAATGTTCTGGATTTGTACATTCTGGATTGTCACATTTGTGCATAACAAACATACCTTCAGGAATCTTTTGCTTGTTATGAAGCTCCCAAGAAAATCTATGAGCTAATACATATCCTTCTGAATGTTTGCCAGCAGAAACACGACCATATCCGCTTGCCTTGTTTCCAGTCCATGACCAACAAGATTCATTTTTTACAATAAATCTCCAGAATCTTTCTTCTATTGTTCCTCTTGGTTTGCTACTTACATTTAAATCTCCATAGACCTTAAGTCTGTGGTAATGATTTGCACATAAATTTTTAGCATGAACAAACTTTTCACATCCATCAACATTACACAAAGATTTAGCCATAAAAAATGCCCCTATGAATTAACATAGAGGCATTATAGCGTTAAATCAATGCGAGACTTATGGAGTGAGGTCTGCCAAAATCCCGTGAGCAGCTTGGTTCTTAACTTCCAATGTGAACTCACACAGCAATTGTGTGGTTTCATTGTCGCCAGTAACAGCCAACTCGTTGGTCTGGAATGGGCGCAGATAAGCAATAGCAGCCATGTCAGGGTCAACAATAAATGCAACATCATCACATGAGTTGGTAGAAGTCATAAAGCGGTTAGGCACAACAGAAACTGTACCGAAATCGCTCAAATAGACATCAGCCGCGCCAATGATGGTAGTAGGAGCATTGCTAGGGGCCATGAAACGCTGTGCAGCGATACCAGCAAAAGCAGACACCAATTGCTTGTGTGCAGGGTTGACCATCAACACTTTGGGATTGCCACCAGAAGCGTAAACTTCACGGATAACAGTCTTCAAAATGTCTTCTGTGAAAGTGCGATTAGTGCCGTTGGTACGAGCAGTAGTACCCAAATCACCAGCAACGCCATTAGTACCACCATCATAGTTGCTGTTCAACCATGCTTGCAGACCACCCAATTTGCGAGCAGTAGAACTGTTGCCATTAGCAGCAATCTGGTTGCTCAACAAGGTTGTTTCCATGTCCCGCTTAATTTCGCTCGATGCTTTAGCCAGTTGATAGGCTTTTTCAGATTTGCGGCCTGCTTTGTCAACGCTCTGCAAAGTGCCAGAGATCTTGACAGTCTTCTGAGCGATCTGAGTGCGGTTGCCAACACGAGTGGTTGGAGACATGGTAGCGTCAGAAGCTGTCGCCCCTTCAACGGCGTAGTTATCTAAAGTAGCCGAGGCAAGGCTATCTG